GCTTTGTTGTTTTTCGGAGCAGGATACATTCATCAAACATATATTGCCGGACCGAAAAAATCGTTCAGTGAGGGCATCCGTGATTGGATTGATGAATCAGCAGACGATATATAACAATCTGAAAAGATTGCTGAAAAGTACAGACTTATATCCAATTGACCAGAAAAAACAAAAGAGAGGCGTCAAAGCCTCTCTTTTTCGTACCTGATGATGTCACCAGGCTGACAATCGCACAGCCGGCAGATGGTATCAATCGTATCCGTAGAGATGGACAGGCCAGCTCTGATCCTGACGATGGTGCCATTGCTGATCAGCTTCTCCTTCCGCAGCCTGTACGTGCTGTATCCTGCCTGCTGCAGCTTGCCTATGGGATCAAGATAAACAATCATCTACATCACACTCCTGGCTCGTTATCATATCACAGCTCATCTGCCTTGACAACTCCAATATTAGAGCATAAAATGCAGGTACATGCTCCAATATTAGAGCAGGAAAGGAGAAAACGGGCATGGGGAATGCGTACGAAATGATGAAAAATGAGTTTTGCATGGCGCTGACGGAGCGCTGTGCATTCCTGGCTGCGGACCAGGTGGAGACGATCCTGCAGCAGCTGGACCAAGTGGCCTACAATTATTCGATTGACGCAAAGCCAACAGACCTGAGCGTGCCATCCGATGGCCTGCCGGAGCTGGCCAAAATTTACCTGGCTGCCAAAACGATCGAGGGCCTGGCGGACAGCACGATGTACAACAAACTGCTAATGCTGAAGATGTTTTTCTCTGAAGTCAGGAAACCTGTGACGGATATCACGGCCAATGATATCCGCGTCTATCTTTACAACTACCAAAAGACGCGGAATGTGTCTAACATATCATTGGACAAGGTCCGCATGGCTCTGGCCACATTTTTCAAATGGCTGGCAGCCGAGGGATACATCCAGAAGGACCCGGCAACAACCATCAAGCCGCTGAAGGTGGAGAAGAAGCAGAGACAGAGCCTGTCACAGATTGAACTGGAGTACATCCGTAAAGCATGCTGCACGGTCCGGGAGAGGGCTATCGTTGAATTCCTTTACTCCACCGGCTGCCGGATCAGCGAACTGGTCCACATCAAAAAGTCTGATGTGGATTTCCTGACGGATGAAGTGCATCTGTTTGGCAAGGGGAGAAAGCACCGGACCAGTTATCTGAATGCCAAGGCCCATGTGGTGCTGCAGGAATATCTGGCGGCCAGGAAAGATGATAGTGAATACTTGTTTGTGAGAACAAGGCGGCCAGTAGGCAGACTGTCAACGGATGCTGTGCGGTCCATGCTCCGTGAGATCAGCAAGCGCACGTCAATCACAAAGCCGGTATCGCCGCATATCATCCGGCACACGACGGCCACACAGGCCGTGGCCAACGGGATGCCCATTGAAGAGGTACGTGCGCTGCTGGGCCATGAGAATGTAGCCACAACCATGATTTATGTCGAAACCAGTGACGAGCATGTCCACAACAGCCACAGGAAGGCTGTCGTATAAGCTGGAGGTGATCCGATGAACACCAGGAAGATCTGCAGAGATGAGCGCACACCCGGCCGGAAGATTGTCTACGCTGCCGATCTGATGAAACTGCACCCGCCGGATCAGGAAGGAGATGAGCCGCATGATTGATGCCAGAGATTTTGCACAGGCCGGCCAGAAGTACCTGGGCACTCCCTACAAAAAGCTGGATTGCCAGGCGTTTGTAGAGAAGTGCCTGCAGGATTGTGGCCTTGAAATGAATCTGAAAGGTTCGAATGCCTGGTACCGGAAAATGGACTGGGTCGGAACACCTGAAGAATGCCGGCAGAGATTCGGCAGCATTCCTGATGGTGCCCTGCTGTTCATCTGGGACGATAAAGGTGGCGAGGTGGCCAGGGGATATAATGACGGCCTTGGCAATGCCAGCCACATGGGCATAGTCACTCATACAGGCCAGGGAGCCATTCACAGCAGCGCGACCAGGGACTGCGTGGCAGAAAGTAAGTTTGCAGACAAAACCATAGCCAATGGCGGCTGGAACCGGATCGGCCTGTCCAAGCTGTTTGATTATGGTCCAGAGATCAACGCGCTCTTATCCGGAGAGCAGCAGAATGAGGTGGTGCTAATCATGCAGTATGGAGTCGTGAATACGCCGGACGGGAATCCGGTCAAGTTGCGGCCGACGAAATCCACAAGCAAGCCATACCTGGCCAAAATCCCGAACGGCACACAGCTGCTGATCTCAGACTCGGACGGCCAATGGTGCGAAACGAGCTGGGATGGCCGCACAGGATATGTCATGCAGGCGTATGTGGTTCTGGATGGCCAGCAGGATCAGAGCAGTGAGATCAAAATCAGCATGAACCGGCAGACGGCGGAGAACCTGTACAATGCCATTGGCCATGCTCTGTATGGGGGTGTTGGCTGATGGAGATTAGTACAATTATTTCCCTGGCTGCTGTGCTTCTCAGCCTGATCTCCATCCTGCTGAAGAACCGGAGAGACAACTCTGAGGATACAGCTGAGGATGCAGCCAACGAGGCCAGGATCGTGGCCAAGCTGGACAGCATAGCATCTGGTGTGGACGATATCCGTGTAGACATGAGAGCCATGCGGGACCGTCTGCAAAATTTTGGTGAGCGGCTGACGGCCGTGGAGCAGAGCTGCAAATCAGCTCATCACAGACTGGACATGATAGAAGGGAGAAAAGACAAATGAGAGACTGGAAAAAATGGGCACAGGCTACAGGCATTCGCGCACTGCGGACCTTCGCTGAGGCAATGCTGGCATACATCGGCACTGGGGCACTCGTCCTGGGTGACGTGAACTGGATGGCCGCACTGTCTGCCGGCGGACTCGGAGCTGTGACGGCCGTGCTTATGGCACTGGCTGGACTGCCTGAGGAAAAAATCGATTAAAAAATTGCGCTGCGGAATCCGCAGCGCTTTTTTAATTCACCATGTCCTCAACCAGTTGCGGCGTCGGGGGCGGCCAGAGAGTTTGGGCAAAGTGATATGTCAGACTTTGGTCTGTTTCTGACTCGTGTTTTGACTCGTTTGACTCACATTATGACTCGTTTTATGGGGTATTGAGGGGTATTACAGGGCATTAAAGGATATAAATATATACATAAGAAAATCCCAGGAATGTTGATATTCCTAGGATTTAAGCATGTACGCCTGGCAGGATTCGAACCTGTGACCTTCAGAGTCGGAGTCTGATGGTTCATACAGTAGACCTGTTGTGCCGCAATGGCTACATGACTTTTTTGTCTGATTTGACTCGCCTTTTGACTCGTTTCTTTTTGGCTGGAGGTAAGATGAAATTTTCCAGCCGGACCGTATTGTCAGCAATTCGCCTGTCCTGGACATGATCATAAACTTTGAGAATCATTTTCTCATCTGCGTGGCCCATCCAGGCGATGGCCAAATTCATGTCTACGCCGGCATCTCTCAGCATGGTGCAGTAGCTGTGGCGGAGATCATGCGGCCGGACGTCGAATTCAATCCATGGCGGCAGCTCTTCACCTGTGGCCAGCAGGGCCTTGTCTGATCTCCGATGACCATACCATCTTTTATGGCATCCGTTCAGCTTTGTCTCCATCGTGTTGATGTACTTATCCCATGCGGACTTGAATGCGCTCTCGGACATCATGGCGCCACCAGCAGACCTGGCAATCAGCCCATGCACATCTTTAAGTTCGCGGCGGAGGATATCCAGCAGCGGCACCTCTCGGTTTCCGGCAGCCGTTTTAGGATCCGAAATGATCGGCTGATTGCTATCATACCGGACAGCCTCATGGACATGGATGACTCCCTTCTTAAAATCCACATCACGGTCCACATCCAGCGCCAGCATCTCACCGCGCCGCAGGCCGGCATATCTCATGACCAGCACAGGCAGCCGAAAACCTGCTGGCGTCTCCAGGATCAGCCGGTCCTCCTCGGCAGTGAGTGCACGATGGGATCCCACTGTGCCCTTGTCTGGCTGTGCCTGTTTGGATCTGAAAGGATTCTTTTGACAGAGATCGTTTTCGATGGCGGCATCGAATAGGCTGATGTACAGCATTCGTGCGCGTTTGATGGTGCTCTCGCTGTATCCTTCATAATGGGCATATACGCTCATGGCATCATCTACCGTGACTTTGGATATCTGAATGGTGCCGATCGCTGCATTCAATGCATCAATCTGCTTGGCATAATCATTGTAGGTTTTCTTCGATACGCCGTGCTTATGAAGCGGCAGCCATTTTGCAGCGTATCGTGCTACCGTCATAGGCTCTCTGCTCAGATGCCTGGCAGTGTTTTTGTATTCCTCACGGGCCTTTAATGCCTCGCGCTCTGTATCACCATAAAAGCAGATGCCCTTATACCGGCACAGATACCGGCCATCGGGACGCCTGGACAGATGCTGCCGTCTTTGTGCCATACACAACACCTTGCTTTCCGGGACAGAAGATGCTACAATATATGCGTACGCAAACTTCTGCCCTACACACTTCTCGGGCAACAGCGTCGGTCCCGTCAACCGGCGCTGTTTTTTTATTCCATTTCGGACTCTTCGGACTCTCTGGTATCTCTGTAAAATCTTTCAAGACCATACTGCGAATTTCCGTATTCTGCTCGTTTAATAAGATCCTCAATAACGTCCACATAGCTGTCAAAGCTTAAGTTGTTCATTGCAATCTGAGCCAGCCAGTTTACAGTCATTCTTGTATATTCTCTGTCCATGTTTTTGTTTTCCATTCATTTCACCCTTTCATTTGAGCATTCTTGTAAATCCTACCGGCACGCCCAGGATCCGGACCGCATGCTCTGTAAATTTGTAGTACATGGGGCTATAGGACGGATTGTTGCTAAGCAGCATAATACCATCCTGCTGCCTGTAAACACGTTTGAGCGTGGCCTCATCGTCTACAGCTATGACGCAGATACAGCCATCATGCGGCACGTCTGGTACCTGTTTCACAAAAACGAGATCGCCATCCAGGAATTCCGGTTCCATGCTGTCACCTTTGATCTTGAGCGCAAAATCTGCATCTGTTGGGCTCTCGACAACAATGCCAGGGAATTCCGGGTCATAGATCGGTTCGCCGGCAGCTACTGATCCCAAGAGTGGGATTTTGTGCATGTGCAGATCTGAGATGGGGATAATGCCATCAGGAAGCTGTGCTGCTTCCTGATATGTGCCCATGGGCACGTCAAGGCCACACAGCCATGGCAGGCTGACATCAAAATATTTTGCTATCACCTTCAGTACCGGCCGCTTAGGAGAACGCACACCCGTTTTCCATGCGCTGATCGTTTGCTTGGATACATCTAGATTCGCGGCCAGTGTCGATGCATCTATCCCTGTACGCTGTAGTAATTCATTGAATCTGTCTTGGAAACTACTCAAAGTCACACCACCTATTTATATGGACTACCTTGTCGGGGATACCAGTATATCAATAATCATACCAATTAGCAACCACAAAATAGACGAATAAACCACAATGTGGTTGACATGAACACGGGAGTATGCTAAACTGCACATGTCCACATTGTGGATTTCGGGAGGTGAACAGATGGAATACAATCCGCTTCGTGCAGAGGTATACATGAAGTATGGCAGCTGCACAAAATTCGCGAACGCAATTGGATGGAGCCAGAGAAAGGCCAGGGATATTGTTTCTGGCCGCCAAGTGCCAAATGCCGATGAGATCGGAGCCATGGCCAGCAGTCTGGGCATTAAGGAACCCAGGAGATTTATGGAAGTATTTTTTTACCCACTAGTCCACAAAGTGGACGATGCATGAGAAAGGAGCCGCGCCATGCAAATGCTCACTGTAAAACAGGCCGCAGAATCCATGGGCGTATCAGAAAAAACCATCCGATCCATTCTGCCGGAACTGGGAGCCGTGGATCTGATGGCCGGCAGGGGACAGCGGCGGATTATCCGCATTCCGGAATCCGCGCTGGATGCCTATCTGAGCAGTTGCAGGATTGTGGCCTCTCCGGAACCGCAGACGCGGACCAGGAGAAAAAAGGAAACCGTTGACCTGACTCTGTTTGAGCCGGACGGACGGATCAAGCGGAGGACATCGTAAGAAAGGAGGCTGAAGTTTGTGTATAAGC